TGCCGTCTACGCTATCGCTAGAAAAGCGCACAGACACGTTATCAAGCGCTGCCATTTTTTGGAAAACGTTTTTGTACTTAGGGAATTTATGCATTCGCGTGGGTAGCCAGTGCTTAACCCATGGCGTGAGCTTCATTACTTCGTAGACTTTTTCCGCTAGTGCCAGCGAATAAAGGTCTCCGCTATCTAGCCAGCGAAAATATCTATCGCTATCTAGCATTTTCACCATATCGGAAACCCAGTCTAAGCGCTGCCAGTCTTCCCGATTAGATAGACGTGGGGCTTTTACATTAGGAAACCGATAATTTCCCGTAGTTGCATAGCAGCCGCTACATGCGTCTACTAAAGTGCCGTCTCCATTAAGTGAGCCAGGGCACGTGTCAAGCGCTTGAAGACTCCAAGAGCGAATGCTGTCAAGCTTGGAGGTTTTAGAGATTTTGATCATATTTAAGCCTATTAAAAAAGAATGAAAAATTAAGAAAGTGCCAACTCTACGCCTAGAAGGTTTCCCAAGATAGCGTTATAGATATCGCGCTTTGAATGGTAATAGGCCGCATGCTTTTCCCCTTCCTTGAAGTTCCTCCATTGATTTTGTGCATAGTTGGCTTCTAGATCTGCCACTAATGAATGGTCTCTGTAATAGTTTTTAAAGCCTTCTAGATCATAGTGAGCGATAAAGCCGCTGCAAAGATAGAGAAAGTCATAGCCGCGCTTATTAAGCTTTTCTATGTTTCCGCATGCTGCCAGCACGTTTTTAATGATTAGCGCTTGAGTTTTCGTGTCAATGGTTTCCATGTTTAGCCCCTTATTTTTCATTCGTTACACGTGCAAAATGAGCGCGTGTGTCTTCCATAAAATCAACTACTTGATTAAGGGTGAAATGTTCCACCACTTCCCAAGGTGTAATTAGTTCGTGTGTCCACTCTTCTGAGTCTCCGTCACCCAGCATTAAGTCAATAACTTCGCTGTAAGTTAAGTTATCGGGATAATCTGTAAGCCATTGATTGAGTGCAAATTGTTCAGATAGTTTCATTTTTAGCCCCTTATTTAGTTAAAACGTCAAAATATGCCAGCATGCATGCCAGCATGGAGAGAAAGAATACAGAGAAAAGAAAGAAATTTAATGCTTTTTTCATAGTTACACCTATTAGCGAGCAGAGACACGGATAGCGGAAAACGCTGCACCTTGTGACGTGTGAGCAGTGATTAGCTGGCGGGAAGGGGAAAAGTGATTAGCGATAGACTGCCAGTCTATAGACGTGCGGCCTTCTGAAAGAATGACGGCAGCTTTATACAAACGGCCTTCTATGCGTGGCATGCCAGCGGCTTCAATAGCGGCCTTTAAAGTCTTTTCAATAGCTTGGAGATCTGCTATTTGCGCACGGATATAGCCTAATTGATCAACGGCAGAGCTTGGATCAATAGCGGGAGAGACGGAAGGAAGAGTTGCATTCATGATATTTACACCTATTAAAAGTTCCTAGGTCTGCTAGGTCAGTATGTCTGAAGACATGGAAAGAATGTAGCATCACTTCGCCGATTGTCTAATGATACTTTTCTATAGCGTTTGACGTGCCGATAGTCTTTGATTATGTAGCTACAAATAAGAAAGAAAAAGAGAAAGACTTGGGGCGTGGGTATGCTCTTCATGTAGGGATAGATAGAAGACACGTAGAAGGGGATAACCTAGGCTGCTAGCCGTGTATAGCCTAGGATAACCCAGCTAGTACGGATAGACTAGAAAGACATGTAAGAGACAATAGACACTCTCAAGCGCACCGATACGCTGGCAGTCTATGCGTGCATGAGACAATCTACATAAGGGCTGGCATTGATATAGCCATAATGCATATAAGAGCCGTGCTGTGTCTAATTGATACTTGTGGTGTTATGTAAACCTCCGCAGTAAGCACTCACTAACATCAGCCTAGTCAGTGGGCGCTCACTAACGTAGGGTTAACCCCCCTTCGGTATAAAGCAGGGGGCGGCGGGTACGGGGTGTATCACACACATGGATTTATAGTTCCCAAAAAAAATTTACACCACCTCAAAAAATACTTTTGAAACTGTAGTCATATAATCAACGAACACTAGAAGGAGCAAGCATGGCTGGTTTTCCAATGCGTAGGGCGTTAGAGAAGAAGATAGATGAGCTAGGGGGGATTGAGTTTGTCTCGTCCCATATAGCTGAGGGAATGACTATTGGTCGCCTGGCAGAGTTCATAGAGTGTTCTAGACCTATGTTGAGCTTCTGGATAAACCAGACTGAAGATAGGAAGAATGCTGTCTTGTCGGCAAGGAAGCTAAAGGCTGAGAAGCTGGCAGAAGATGCTTTAGACATTGCTGACTATGCTGATGGCGCTTCCTCCTCTGCTGTGAATAAAGCAAGGTTGCAGGTGGATACAAGAAAGTGGATGGCCTCTAAGCTCGACCCTGAGAACTTTGGAGAGAAGTCTATGGAGCTGAACATCTCTGTTGGGGATCTGCATCTACAAGCGCTGAAACACATGGGTAAAGCTATTGAAGTAGTAGAGTCAATAGAGAATAACTAATGAACAACCCGTTTATTGAGTTCATTACTAAGTACAGGACAGACCCCGTAGCTTTTGTGAGAGAAGTTTTGGGGACTGAGCCTGATGACTGGCAGGTAGATTTTTTAAACGCTGTTGCACAGGGCAATAGGAAGATCTCGATCAGGTCAGGCCACGGCGTAGGGAAATCGACTGCTGGCTCATGGGCTATGCTTTGGTATCTACTCACGCGCTATCCCGTCAAAGTAGTCGTTACAGCCCCTACCTCTAGCCAACTTTATGATGCTTTGTTTGCTGAACTGAAGAGATGGGTCAAAGAACTACCACCTCCCGTACAAGCTCTTCTTGATGTCAAACAAGAGCGTATAGAACTACTAGCCTCTGCGACTGAAGCTTTTATATCAGCTCGTACATCCCGTGCTGAACAGCCAGAAGCGCTACAAGGCATCCACTCTGAACACGTCATGCTGATAGCTGATGAAGCCTCTGGTGTGCCTGAGCAGGTGTTTGAGGCCGCTGCTGGCTCTATGTCAGGACACAATGCTGTAACTATCCTGTTTGGTAACCCAGTCCGAAGTTCTGGTTTCTTTTTTGATACACACAACAGACTAAAAGACGACTGGTGGACAAGGAAAGTATCCTGCCTGGACTCCAAACGGGTATCAGACGACTTTGTAAACGACATGAAGCTCAGGTATGGCGAGGAATCTAACGCCTACCGTATCCGTGTACTAGGTGAATTCCCTAGATCTGATGACGACACCATCATTCCGATGGACCTTCTTGAATCAGCAAAACATAGAGATGTCGTTGCTTACGAAAATGCACCCATCCTTTGGGGACTAGACGTTGCCCGTTTCGGTTCCGACTCGTCAGTTCTGTGTAAGAGGCAATCTAATGTATTAATATCGTTAGATAAGTGGCGCAATTTAGATCTGATGCAGTTAACTGGAGCCGTAGTTGCCCAATATGAATCGTGTGGACATAAAGACAGACCTCAAGAAATACTTGTTGACTCTATTGGTTTGGGTGCTGGTGTGGTCGATCGCTTGCGTGAGCTTGGTCTTCCTGCTCGTGGGGTCAATGTTTCTGAATCTCCCGCAATGGGGCAGACGTATATCAACCTTCGTGCTGAACTGTGGGGCAAGACTAAAGCCTGGTTGGAAAGGCGCGACTGCAAAATACCAGCGAACGAAGACTTAATTGCCGAACTAGCCACCGTCAGGTACTCGTTCAACTCTAGCGGGAAGATGAAGATCGAGTCCAAGGACGACATCCGCAGACGTGGTTTGAAATCTCCTGACATGGCTGACGCTTTAGTCCTGACCTTTGCTAGCGATGCTGGCATTGCAAGCTACGGGTATTCCACAGGCTGGGGGAAGTCGCTTAAACGTGCAATCCGTGGTATCGTATAGGCTCCAGATTGCCATTTGGGTTTAAGCCATTCTTCGGGGTGGCTTTTTTTTGTCACCTGATATAGTATTGGGTATATATACCTACAGGGGTTCATATGAAGATGACTAAGGCCGCCAAGAAGATTGGCAAAGTAATGGGCGAGTTTAAAGACAAGACCTTGCATTCTGGCAAAGGCGGCCCTGTTGTAAAGAATCCAAAGCAAGCAATGGCTATTGCAATGTCTGAAGCCAAGATGCCTATGCGTGGACAACGTACTGCTAAAAATCGCAGTAAAAAATAAACCAAGGAGAAATCATGGCTTTTATTACAAGAGATAGCAACGGCGTACCAGTCAATGTTTTTAAACTTGGTACTACGCAGGTTTTTACTGTGACCAACTCTAGTGTTGCAAGCACTGCTTTTGCTGCTTCAACAACTCATGTGCGAGTTGCTTGTTCATTAGGTCATGGTCATATCCAGTTTGGATCTGCGCCAACAGCTAGTATTACGACAAGTCCAATGTTGTCAAACAATACTTCTGAAATTTTTTCTGTAGCGTCTGGCGATAAGATCGCTGTCATTAAAGACTCTGGCGTTACTAATTGCACAATTAGCGTAACGGAGTTGTTATGAAACCAGGTTTATATGCCAACATCAATGCCAAGCAAGAACGTATCAAAGCTGGCTCAAAAGAAAAGATGCGTCCAGTAGGCAGCAAGGGCGCACCCACTGCTAAAGCTTTTAAACAAGCAGCCAAGACTGCTAAAAAGAAATGATTAAGCGTGGTTCAGAAGAGTTCTCTGGTTATAACAAACCAAAGAAAACTCCTAGCCACCCAAAGAAAAGCCATGCTGTATTGGCTAAGTCTGGTGACGAAGTGAAGTTGATTCGCTTTGGTCAGCAAGGTGTTTCTGGAAGTCCTGATGGATCTAAAAGAAACGAAGCATTTAAAGCCCGTCATTCTCAGAACATTGCCAAAGGTAAAATGAGTGCAGCGTTCTGGGCCAACAAAGTTAAATGGTAAAAAATATGAGCTGCCCTATTGCCACTTATGACATCAAAGTCAACCTAAAGGCTCGTAATTGGGCCATTAAGAATGTTGACTACGGTCCTGCAAACCCAGAAGAAGAGAACGAAGAGTATTGGCAGAACCTTGCCGACATTTGGTCTGTATCTGTTGATGATGTTCAAGAGATGCGCTGCGGCAACTGCGCTGCATTCATCCAAACACCTGAGATGATGGACTGCATTGTCAATGGTATTGATGACGAAGAAGATGGGTACGCAACTGACGTACAGAATGCAGCCAACCTTGGCTACTGTGAGCTGTTTGACTTTAAGTGTGCTGGCGAACGTACTTGTTCCGCTTGGCTATCAGGTGGCCCTATCACTAAGCGATTGACAGACCGTCAAAAAAATATGTTGATGATGGCTAAATCAGAATATCAAGAGTCTGATGACTCCGAGGAGGAATAATGGATCCGATCACTATGGCAATGCTTGAAGAGGCAGCCACTGCTTTTATGAAAGACCA